GATACTAATGTAGACATGTTTAAATTTCCTTATGAAATATTAGGGGATAAAAAACTAGGCGTCACTGCCAGTTAGACATAATCACATCTGCAATATTGTCGAGGTCATTAGCATTAGCCCTAAGCTGGTCCACTTTACGCTGCTGATTCTGTTTCTTGAGTTCAGCACTGTTTGGCGGGGCTTTCTTAGACCTAAGAATCTTCTTCGCTGCCTTAGCTTTTTTCACAGTGGCTACCTTCTTGGTTTGGTCGAACATACGGGCCTTGTTGAGTAACTTAATAACATTGGGGTCTGCATATTGATTAACCTGGTCTTCTGGTAATCCCTGGGCAATAGCATAACTACGGATATCGTTATAAAGGTCGTTGGACCAGTCAGGAACATCCTGCTGGAGAACCTTTATGCATTCCTTCGCTTGCTGCTGCAAAGACTCGCTCTGCTGCTGCTTAACGTAACCATAGAACTGGTCGGCTTCTTCAGAAAGAAACTTAAGGTCTTCTTCTGCCTGTCGAGCTTCGGCACGTAAAGCTGTAAAGTCATCGGCTGACATTTGCTTACTAGCAACTAACATGTCAACTTCTGCATACGGCTTGTAGCGTTCCTGAGCACGGGTAAGCATGGCTTGCAATGATGCATCGGCTTTTTGCATCTGGTCATCTGCCAACTTACGTTGTGATGCCATTTCTTGAGACTTTCGGGTGAGAGATGCTTCCTGGCCATAGAGTCTTTTCAGGTCTTTGACGGATGCCTGTTTGGTTTCACCGTCAACAACAATTTCTACCAGGCTTTCTTCATCGAGGACTTGGACTTCTTCTTCGTCGTCTTCGTCTTCTTCGCTGGTTTCTTCTTCGTCTTCTTCGGAGTCTTCATCAACAGGGTCCTCATCGTCCTCATCGGATTCTAGGTCGTCTTCATTCTCGTCTTCTTCAGCTTCAGCTACTTCAGTCTCGTCAGTAGCTTCCACCTCAGCCTCTTGGTTTTCTTCGGATAGCTCTTCAGCGTCCTCCCACATTCCAAGAATTGCTTCTGCAGCATCATCGATAGATTCCGCTGCACCAGGGTTGGAACTTTCATTGACGTTATCTAATGACATAGTCTATTCCTCTTCTGCTTTATTACGTTGATTAATTTCATCGCGCACAGATACATTCTGCTGCATGGTGTCAATGACATCGCGCAGCGCCCTGTACTGGTAGTAGGCGACAGTTCTTTTTTCTGATTCACTGGGGTCAGTATTTACAAAAGTATTAAATGTACTTTCGATTAAGTGATTGACCACAGTGTTGAAAGATTCGCTCTTGAGGGTATCCTCAGAAGCAATTCCAAGGTGTAACATTTGCTCTTCTTGCGTCATAAATTGTCTCTCCTTAAAAGACAAAAGTTAGCCATTCGGTGAGGCAATGGCGGTAATCTCATCTGCCTGCTGTGCAAGCACAAGTTCCGCAGAATCGATAAGTTTCTTGTGGCGTAATTGCTCTTCTTTGAGGTCCAGGCTGTCACTTTGTATAGCGTGTTGATTCTCGACCTTGGCTTTCTCCAGCTCAATCTTCATCTGACTAATCTGTGAGTCGACCTGGGCCTTCATCTCCGCTATAGCAGTCTGACGTTCCTGTAGCTCCAATTGCTTCTGAGCCATTTGCATTTGCATCTCTGCAGCAGGGTCTGGCTGTGGCGGCTCGATGTTCTCAGGATTGGTCAGGTAGTTGCTGACTTCTTTAACGCCCGAGAGCTCCATGATTTTCTTAGCCAGCTCATATTGATTTGGCTGTTGATACATCGCAGCCAGGTTCGGGTCATTTGTGAGCAGCGTGTGCATGTTGAGATACTTAGTGGCTTCTTTCTCTTGCTCTCCGTAACCCAGGTGCAGCTCTATCTGTACATCGCGCTTCTCTTTCCACTTGCGGGGGTCACACACTACATAGCTACCACTTAGCTCAACCATCTTCTCTTGCATCTCGTTCTCGCAGACCAAGTTATATACCATGTGGAACAGCGGCTTCATAAACTGCGAAGCAAAGTTTCTGGCGATAATCTTTTGGCGCTGCTGAGACATGGTGGCCAGCTGCTCAACCATAGCGGCTGAGTTCTGCTTACTAATAGCGTCTTTGTTGAGGCCCTGGCTCATCTTGCTGACGCCAGTGGTGTCTTCCAAGTCCTCTTCAAGTAACTTAATTGTCTGGAAGATAAACGGGTTAAGGGGCGCCTGCATCATCGGAGAGATAGCATCAGGGCGTGTCGTGTTGACAATGCCGCCCAGGCGATTATCGATGAGCTCTCGAGGATTGGTTAGCCCGCCCTTCACTACGGTGTAGCGTGGGTTGTTAGTTATCATTGCGTGGTCCAGGATAGACCTGGTTAACACTGTGCGGGCATTCTGAGTCGCCACAACCTTGTCGGCAAAGTTGTTACCGTAGAATGAGTGAGGTGTCGGCAGCGGTACAAAAGTAACAAAGGGCTTTCGGTTAACCTTCTCTTTTTCCAGCAGCACGTTACCTGCTTTGATAACTTTATAAAGCTCAGCAATACCCGTGCCTTCGACATCGAGTAAGACATATGCCTCGTAGACCATGACACTGCGAACCTGGTCCTGGAGGTCGCTGCTACCGTTGCGGAAGTTGCCGACGTTATCAAATCGTGCCAGGACCTCTGGGTCAGTCTCAAAGTCAACATCAGTGTGGTCGCCAATCTTGTCGATTAGTTTCTCTGAGTATCCTTCCAAGCGTAACTCAGACAATGTCTTCTTGGTGCGGTGAGCACAGAAAGTCACATCCTCCAGGCTCTTTGCTTGGCTCTCAATCAGGAACTCTTCTGGAGCGACATTTTCAATAACTACCTGACTAGTGTCCCTTTCGATACCAATAGTTCCCGAGGTAAGACCTATGTCATCGACAGTGCTTTCGACTAGCTCCACGTTATCCTGGGCCAGCAACATGTCTAGCTCACTCTCTGTGATGTCCTCGAACTCTTCGTAATCTGTCTCTGTACTGTTTTCCCAGAAGACTTTTACGACACCTGCCCTGGCTATCAAAGAATCATGTAAGGCTGTCGAACAGACGTTAAAAAAGTCGTTCTGACGGTGTACCACATAATCCGTGTACTCAGTACACATCCTGGCCAGTTCGACATCATCTTCGTTTTGTGGGGCAAACTTTACGGTACGGGTACCAGCACTAAAAGTTTCAAGTAGAGCTGCCTTGAGGCTTTCAACTGCATCATAAACATCTAAAGATACATACTTGCTGTTCCCATCATGCGCTGGTTTCGGAAGAGTACCGTTGTAATAGTCGATAATCTTGGCGCGTTCAGTGCTCAGCTCTGAATCAGCATATCCAACTGAGTTGCCAACTTGCTGGTCAACTAGCGTGACGATGCTGTTGTCACTTAGTTTCTTGTAATCCTTTTTTGCCATGTCATACCATCTCTATATAAAAGTCGTCAGTGCTATCTATTGGTTCCCAGGCTCCCTGGTGTACATAGTTGGCCAGGGCCAGAGACATCACGCAGTCATCAAAACAACCGGACTCGGCTTGCATTGCTCCAGATTCTGTGACGATGTACGTCATCATTTCTCTGATAGTGACCTTGTCATTTAGCTCTATTTCGTTCTCACGCATCGCAGCTCGAAGCTGGTCAATGATGAGGGGCTTAGTTTTTGATGTGGTGGAGAACCCTAGTTTCACAGTTTCACGGTCAGTCACTTTGTCGTGCTGCACTTCCGTGTAGAAGTTTGGGTAAGCCATGTCCTTGCCCAGGCGAGTACAGGTCAAAATACCGTGCGAGTTATTCTCGACACATATGTAAGCTTCGTTGTAATACTCCCCAAGCTTATAAAGTACCTGGGCAAAGTAATCTGGGTGGGCGTGGCCTCTCCAGGTTGCTACCTGGCGCTTCTTACTATCGAGCACCTGGGCAACGCTGTAGTCACCACCACGGACACCCATAGCAACATCAGCTCCGATGACATACTGTTCGCCAGGCACATGTGGGCGCCAGGTAAACAGTTCGCCTCGCGCATTATTTGTGAACTCTTCGCCCTCAAGTGCCAGGCGACTCTCTAGGTCCCGAGTATTTTTCAAGGTGTCTGATAGTTGCTCGGGGTTGAAGACTGGACGACCTGTTGTCAGGAACGCTTCATCCGGTTCGCTTGGGTATTCCTGGCGAAATAGGTCGATGCCGTTCTGTGCAATTTTCTTACGACGGAACATGAGCTGTTCATCGTCCAGGTCATACTGCTCTGCCAGGTCCTCTTCATCGGGTGTTCTTTCAAAAGACTCTGGCACAGCTTCACGATACTCAACGCCAGCAAACCAAGGAATAAATACAGGAACATAACCATTAGTGCCATTGACAGCACCGCGCCACAAGTCATAGAAAATACCATTGACACCGTTCGCAGTACTCTCGACAAATATAGCCGTGCCAGGTGTATTCGGGACTGCCTGGGTGAGGCCATTCCAGTTATCGAGAGCTGTAGACTTTTGCCAGAATGCCAGCTCGGAAGCATGTACGTGGGTAAGCGTTTCACCGCGTCCGATACTCTCGCCACCAGCCGTTGCAACCACAAAGGAACTGTCCAGGACATCGAATGATATCTCCCGTCGACTTGAGTACTTAGTGTGAGGCTTCAAGATGTCAGGGCAGTGCTCGTGGAATCTCTTCGTCATGTCGAAGAGTGCCCTGGTCGAGTCAGCATGGTGTGTAATTACCATAGCCTTGCAGGCTGGGCGCTGGCTCACTGAGAAGTACAGATAGCCACCAGTGTAGGTGCTCAGCCCCTGCTGCCTGGCTTTGAGAATAATCACGCGCACCTTGCCCTCAGTCGCCATTTGTTCGGTGACGGCTTTGTCCAAGATTTGCTGAGAGTTATTAAGTTGTAGGGGGTTTATCTTGCCTTCTTTAGTTCTTATTTTTAAGGCAGACTTTGAGTAGAAGCTAAAGTTATTGAGTAGCTTCTTCCGTACTTGCTTCAGCTGCTTGTTCATCGGGGCTCTCTTCATCCGTTAACAAGGATGCCAGGAAGTCTTCAGCATGGCTGATAGACACATCTGACTTTGACGCGGGCTTGCTTTTTGTAAAGTCCAGGACCAACCTGGCAGCCGCTAGTCTCTCTCGAGTCTGTCCGTCGATTCGCATTACCTCGACAGCAGTTTGCAAGGCTTCCTTTTGATACTCATCTTCAATGTTGTATTTCTCGCTCATAATTTTGACTACCTTCTCTGCGTCTTTTTTAGCCTGGGCACGTACAGGGACAATCGTCTCTGCAGTGTGTCCGTCAGGAACGCCCTGGGGGCGGCCACCGTTCTTCCGTTTTTTAGTGGACCACTCTTTTCTCAACGCCCTACCTTCTGGAGTTTTCATTAGATTACTGAAGTAGTGGTTTTTAGCTGGCGTTGCTTTTTTGGGGTGGGTTTTTGGCTTTGGGGGTGCTTTTTTTCGCTGGGCTCGTTTCTTTGGTGGGTCTAGGTCTGTCATCTTTTATCTCCTGTTTCAAAATGTCTTTAGCAACCTGGCGCATTCCTGGGAATGAACTACAGAAAATGTCTAGCGGTAAGTTGGTCTCCAACTCTCGGTAGAACACTTGTTTTTGCTCGGGACTTAAAACTTTTGACGACTTAATAAACTCCACCTGGCGAA